CTGGTAAGCCCTACCAAAACTGTGAAATTGCCTACAAGAACCTTGACCAAGGTAAGGTTGAATCCAAGAACATCACGGAGTATTCCAAGGTGTTCAAGAAGGCTGCTGATGCCTCTGTTGGTATGTTCTTCGACGTAGTGACGGAAAAGGATGACAAGGGTTATTGGCAGTGGACCAGTTTCACTCCTGCTGATGCCGCAATGGTGGCACAACCAGCATCCCAAACATCCACCACTCCTGGTGGTAAGTTTGCAACTATGCCAGCCCCTAAGAGCACCTATGAAACCCCTGAGGAGCGTGCTAAGAAGCAAGTGTTCATTGTCAAGCAGAGTTCACTAACAGCAGCACTTAAGTTTGCTGAACTGAACAAAGAAAAGCCCACGGTGCCGGGTATTAAGGCACTAGCCCAAGAACTAACTGATTGGGTGTTCTCGGAGAATAAGGTAGACCTGTTCTCTCTTCCTAACGATAATGCCGAAGACGGCCTAGAGGTAATCTAAATGTACATCGTATTCAAGAACAATCGTCCCGCTGGTAACAAGCGTTTTAACACTTATGAAGAGGCTCGTCGCTATGCACGTAGCCGCATCCGTAAGCATCTGGGAGGCATCCCACGCTACATGACTACCAACCCTTCCATTGGTGACTTTGGTTACTCAGTGAGCAAGGTTGGCTAATGCGTCTCCCCAAGAGCTTTGAGCTAATGGGGAGTCGTTGGACAGTTGAGGAAGTTTCTCAACTGTCCAGCCTCGGTGAATGTCACAGAGACATTCTAACCATCAAAATCCGTAAGGAGCTTAAGCCAGCAGTTAAAGAGACAACATTCTATCATGAACTTTTCCATGCCATGCTGTTCACTGTGGGACTAACCGACCATAATGAAGAGAAGGTGGATTTGATGGGTGCTCTGTTGCACCAGTTTGTTAAAAGTGTGAAATGATAGCACTCATTGATGCCGACCTTGTAGCGTATAGATGTGCAGCAGGAACAGAGAATGAAACCGAAGATGTGGCTGTATTTCGTACTAACGAGCTTATGCGTCTGCTTCTTCATAGCACTAACTCTACAGAACACGCTGCATACCTAAGTGGTGGTGGAAGTTATCGCAAAGAGCTAGACCCTTTATATAAGGCTAATCGAACTCAAGAGAAACCTAAATGGCTGGAAACTCTTAAAGAACATTTAGTCCTTTTCTGGGGGGCTAGTGTGACAGAAGACATTGAGGCTGACGATGCCATCGGTATTGCTAGTCAACAGTGTCTCTTTGACGATAGGGCTTGTACCATCATCTCACTTGACAAAGATTTCCTACAACTACCTGGGTATCATTATCAATGGGAATTCAGCGGCACTACAGTTAAGAAACTGGCTAATGGTGAACGTGAGTACAAGAAGTGGACTAAGCCTGCACAACACATCTATGTAACACCAATGGATGGGCTACGCTGGTTCTATCAGCAACTGCTCATTGGTGACGTCAGTGATAATGTTGTGGGTGTAGAGGGCATTGGTAAAGTGAAGGCAGCAAAGTTAATCAACTCCTTTGACAACGAGTTGGATATGTATAATGCTGTAGTTGACCTCTACGACGATAAAGAACGTTTTGAAAAGAATGCACAACTACTATGGATATTAAAACAATCGACCCAGCCCACGGAGGTACTTTCTCACTTCCATTCTTTACTAAAACCCGACGAGGAAGTCAAGTCGTAATCTTTGCATTCTTCCCAGGTAATGCTCGTCCGTGGTTAGGAGCTTACACTCCCTACGACAACGACAATAAGCAAAAGGAATGGGTGCCAATGAGTTGGTTAAAGGATGGACAATACAACTCTAGTGAGGAGCCTTCAGGTAAGCCTTTCATTTCTGGAGCAGATTGTCCAGAGCTAGAGACAAAGTTGAAGTACGTTGGTGGCTAAGCGTACTAAGTGGAACGACGGTAAATGGACAGAGGGACGTTTTAAGTCCTTCATTACCAGCACTCTTCGGTCTGGTACAAGACGTTGGCCCCCTAAACATATGGTGCTGGCTGACGCTAAAACAGAACGTAAGATTAATCCAGCCACAGGACGCCTTGCTCAGATGTATTTATGCCAGCATTGTAAGCAAGAGTTTAGCAGCCGCGACATTCAAGTAGACCACATCAAGCCCGTGGTCGATCCTAAAAAGGGCTTTCAAACGTGGGACATTTACATTGACAAACTCTTCTGTGAAAAGAAGAATTTCCAGTGCCTTTGTAAGCCCTGCCACAAGGTAAAAACCAAGAATGAACGGGAGCAAGAATGCGTGTAATTGTTGCAGGTTCTCGTACCATCACTAAACAGGCCGTAGTTGATAATGCTATTAACACAGCCTTTAACGAGTGGATGAGTAAAGACCCAGAAAACTGGAAAACATATATACAACCTGAAATCGTTTCTAGTGGAGCTTATGGGGTAGATTGGTTAGGAGAAAAGTACGCTAAAACTCATCACCTACCATTAAAAGTATTTCCAGCCAATTGGACTCTGCATGGAAAGCGAGCGGGTATATTGCGTAATATTGAGATGGGGCAGTATGCTGATGCACTAATCGCTGTATGGGACGGCTCAAGTAGAGGCACAAAACACATGATTGATTATATGCTAAGTCTCAATAAACTGGTCTTTATTTACAAGGATACACATGAAAATCAACACAGTAACTGAAATGGAAGACAAGACACTCTCCTTTACTGGAGAACTAACTGCCTCAGAAAGTGCTCTAGTTATGTCTTTTGGTTTGAATGGTATGCTGGCTATGGGCCTAATGGCTCTAGTTCCTGGTGTACAGTTTAATGAAACCTTCTCAACAGAGAGCCCCATGCAATGACACGTCCTCGCCGTGTCTGTACAAAAGAAGACCCATACTCGAAAATAAACACTCCCCCAGGTGTAATGTGGGTACATCCGAAAGCGCATGAAACAGACGCTGATAGCGACTATTACATTGAGTACCGCTGTCCCATTTGCAACCATCAATGGCGAACGGAGATGCCAGATTGAGACATCTTATCATCCCAGACTGTCAGGTTAAACCTGGACATTCTACAGAGTATTTGGGCTTCATTGGACAATACATCCTTGAGAAGCAACCAGAGAAGGTAGTGTGTTTAGGTGACTTCGCTGATATGGAGAGCCTGTCAAGCTACGACATTGGTAAGAAGAGTTTTGAAGGTAAGCGGTATGTCAAAGACATTGAAGCTTCCCATCAGGCTATGCACACCCTCCTTGCTCCCATTAAGGAGCATAATGCTGCCTTAGCTAAAAAGAAGAAGGCGCAGTATAAGCCTGAAATGCATATGCTGTATGGTAACCATGAATATCGTATTGAAAAAGCTGTTAACAATGACCCAAAGCTTGAAGGTGTTTTGTCTCTCGACCATCTCTCGTTTGAAAACGCCGGGTGGCAAACTCATCCTTTCTTGGATGTTCTACTTCTCGATGGTGTTGCTTATAGCCATTATTTCGTCACAGGGGTAGCAGGCCGTCCTGCTTCCACAGCTTCTGCTCAATTGCGTAAAACCAATATGTCCTGCGTAGCGGGGCATCAACAAGGTCTGCAAATTGCCACAGCTACACGTGCTGATGGTGCGTTACTGACGTCAGTCATTTGTGGCAGTGCTTATGAGCATGATGAAGACTACATGGGGCCTCAAGGCAACAAGCATTGGCGTGGTATTATGGTTGCTCATGATGTTCATGACGGTCAGTTTGATCTAATGCCGGTATCGCTGGCGTATTTACGAAAGAAGTATTCTTGATGTGGCTATATCTAGGTAAGCCAATTAAATTTGGTGAAGAGGGACCAAAAGTAGAAGGAAAGCTTCCTCCACACTACCGTCAATATCTCGATGGTGATCTTCCTGTGGAAGCAACTTACACTCTGGAACAACTACAAGAACTACGTGAAATGGGGTATACATATGTCAGCGAACAGTAAACAATACGGAGGTACCCACTACCAGAAGCAAGCGATCCAAGCCTGGGATTTCATCACAGCGAACAAGCTTGGTTATCTAGAAGGTACTGCGGTTAAATACATTTCCCGGTGGCGGGACAAAAACGGCCTTGAAGATATTCGCAAGGCTATTCATTTTCTTGAGA